GCGAACCCGTAGGGACAGAACATATTCAAATTGTATGAAGACAGCTGTTACGCCGTTGATGACCCAGAGGAGTTCGATAAGAACTCTTTTTGGGTCTCCGGTGACTACAGTGCCGCCACAGACAATCTGAACATGGATGTTACCAGTACCATAATAGACTCACTCTTTTCAGGAGACATGGTCTACCGTCAAGTGCTGAGAGAGGCCTTAATAAACAATACCATTAACTACAATTCCTGTCATCCAGGGATCAAAGAGCACCCTGACCTTCCTACTGAATTTGTTCAGACGAATGGTCAGTTAATGGGATGCGTCTTTTCTTTTCCTATTCTATGTCTAGCCAATTTCCTTGTGTACAAGTACACCGTTGGCCAAGTTTATGGGAGGGACTCCTTCAAATATCGGAGTTGCCCAGTCCTCATAAACGGTGATGACATCCTCTTTAAAGAAACAAAGGATTTCATTAGACAGTGGGAAGAGAATATTAAGTTAGTGGGTTTCAACAAATCGGTGGGAAAGAACTTCGTCGCTCGAGATTTTTGTACTATTAATAGTAAGTACTTTATGCCGAGTAAGAGAACCATCATACCCTACTTTAATAATGGGTTTGTGTTTGACTGTAAAAAGGGGGACTCAGACTGTCTACGACAGGATGAGCACTCCGTGAACAACAAACTCTTTTCTATTGGTTTCTCCGATTACTTCAAGGATTGGCGTGGAACACGAGCAGATTCTTACCGCGAACGCGGTTTGGAAATTTTGTTCGAACATCGGCGTGACATTAGTTTGTCGCGTAGATCTCATTTTGACTTGGGACTCACGGACGTTGACTCAGACTCACTACGTTACCGTTCTTTTCGTGACAGCATTGCTGCAGAAAAGTCTAACGGTAGACGGGGTCTTTGTCCACAAGTTCGTGCCTCCTGGAAACAGGCGGTAGTGGATCTGGGGGAGTACCAAAGGGTCTCCATCCAAAAGCTATTTGCCAAGTCGAAACAAGAGAAGTCGATCGTAGCCTACGCTACAAAGAAGCTTTTCGCTCTCCAGAAAGAATACGAAGAAGAATCAATCATCAACAACAAATGTCCAATACTCGGGGCCGGCCACTTCTTTAAGGCTGCCCCGGTGGGGGGTTTTAGACTCCCCCCGAACGCAGAGGTATCTTTGAGAAACTACTCCTTCTTTCCATGCTTGGACGCACCCAGGTCGGATTACCGTTCTTTGACGGGATATTCCGATTTACTGGCGATGTACGCGAAGCTGGATAAGGAGGTTGTAGATCATTTTCTGGAGTTACCTTTCCATCCGTGAACGAAA